CTCAGAGTCGGATCCGAAGCTTCTCTATTCAATCTTTAGATGCAGATACACTAAAGGTTGTAGAAATAGCTCGGACCTACATTGCCAAAGTTCTTGGCAAGTACAGCGATGAAGAACATCGCGACCTCTGCAGGTTTGGAAGAAAGGCATCGGTCGGTATTCCGGCTCGAGCAGCTTGTGAAGCTGCAAGATGGGAATTACCGTTGTCCGGTAGCCCAGAGCAAATCTCTTGGTTTGACTCCGAAATGAGTCAAAACTGGCATGTCCAAGAATATTGGGCACGTCAGAAAAGTAGTGACCCTACCGGGTCCACTTACCTTGAGACGAACTCTCTGACGTTGGCGCTAGTCCCGAAAACGTTTAAGTCTTTGCGGGCAATCATGCCGAACACTACCATTGGATCGTATATGTCCTTTGGTCTTGGGGAAATGATCCGCAGAAGACTGAAGTGGGTTGGCTATGATATCCGGCGTCTACAACATAGACACCGGAAATTAGCCGAGCTCGCGTCGCGTGTAGAATTCTACACTACGGCCGATCTCTCTAGCGCTTCGGATTCTATATCTGTTGCGTTAGTGGACGCTCTGTTTCCAGCGGATTGGTGCGAGATATTGCACAAATCACGTATTGGAACAGTTGTCCTACCCGACAAGCGTCATGTAGAAAGCTTAACTTTCTGCACGATGGGAATTGGGTACACATTCCCGCTTCAAACGTTAGTCTTCCTGGCACTTTTGAAAGCTATCCAAGCGGTGCACTATGCACCTAAGGATCGACGCCTCATATCCGTTTATGGAGATGATATGATATATCATTCTCGCATGCACGGCCATGTTGTGTCACACTTTCAGAAGTTAGGCTTCGTCATAAATCTTGATAAGACCTATGACAAAGGCCCATTCAGGGAGTCCTGCGGTGGTGATTATTACCGCGGGGTGGACGTCCGACCGTTCCAACCTAGGAACGATTCGGCAACTGTAGGACAAAAGTCCTACGAGGCCATACTCTACAAGTCCATCAACGGTTTGTTGATGCGCTGGCACGAGTATGAGGTGAGCGAAACACTTAATTACTTGGCATCCGAGATTGAACGTGTCGCTGGGGCCATTAGACGTGTCCCCAACGACTTCCCGGATGACGCAGGTGTTAAGTGTCCTGATCCTGGCTCTTGGGATTTTCTCAAGAGTGCGAAGTGTGCTGTCCTTAAGCATATCGGTCATGGTCTATATCGTTTCTCATACCTCAGGCTCGTGCCTGACTTGAGAAAGGAGACTAGACATGATCCATACTTTTGGTCAGCAACTCGCAGACGCATTCACGAATTTCATATTGAGTTTCGTAAACGCGTTAGACCAGATATGGAAGATCTGTCTGTCCTTTGTTGCATACACAGGGCAGTAGGTCTTCCATCTCAGGAACCACTTCTCATCACCAGAGAAGTGAGTCCCACCCAGACGTTCAGAAGCGAAATCTCTGGACGTCGCCTACG